AGAAGCCTGTAAAACGCCCAGTGACGGCTTTGTCGTAGATGCTGGATGTGCGTGTGGCTCAATCCTAAAAGGCTTTCAAAAGCTGAATATGCGGGTTTTGGGGGTAGATTTAAATGAATCCATGATTGGGTTGGGTCGTACCCAATTTGGGTATTATGCTAACGAACTGGTTTGTGGCTCAATCGCTGACACCCCCGCCTTAACTGAAAGCGTTGATTTGGTTCATACCGCCCAAGTTTTAGAGCATATCCCGCAAGACCAAATGGATGCCATTTTGCATGAATTTTCAAGAATTTTAAAGAAATCAGGTCGGGCGTTTATTTGCTTAGATGCCGTAAAAGATGGCGAAACCAAAGAAATGTATATGGGTGACCCAACCCATGTAAACATTCAACCAATAGATTACTGGTACAGACTATTCCATAAACACGGATTTATGTTTGATGTGGAAGCGTATAACAAATTTGTTAACTCTAAATACAAGCCAACAGAGGATAAAGACGAGAACTTTTTTAACGCTTACCCTTACTGGTCGGTGTGGATTTTACAAAAAACCTAATATAATGAGGTATGTAAAGGAGTTTCTATGGAAAATTGCGCCTTGTTTCTAGCAACATTGCTACATTCTGCGACTAATACGCATTTTTTCCATTTCACAACCGATTCGTATGCCAAACATAAGGCTTTGGCTAAATATTACGATGGCATTGTAGGTTTAGTAGATACTTTAGCGGAATCTTACATGGGTAAATACGGAAAGCTGACCAACTTCCCAAGCGTTTACCACCAGCCAAAAGACCCAATTAAATACATGGAATCGTTACAAAACTTTGTGGCAGATGCCCGCCAAGATTTGCCGCAAGATTCTGAACTACAGAACACGATTGATGAGATTGCAGACCTTATCAATTCCACGACTTATAAACTTAAGTTTTTGAAATAAAAGGATAAATTATGCCGCTCGTCAAATCAGGTAGCAAAGAAGCCGTAGGCAAAAACATCAAAAAAGAGATGGAAGCTGGCAAACCTAAGAAACAAGCCGTAGCCATTGCTCTTGCCACCGAGCGTAAATACGCTAAAGGCAACCGCAAGAATAAGCTAGAAGAAGCATACGGTAAGTACATTGAAAGCAAAGCATGAAGAACGGTCTATACGCAAACATCCACGCCAAGCGTGAACGCATTAAAAAAGGCTCAGGTGAGCGGATGAAAAAGGTTGGCGAAGAAGGCAGACCAACCGCTAAAGACTTTAAAGAATCGGCAAAGACCGCTAAAAAACCCCGCAGACAAGTAATTTCTGACGCTATGAAGGATATGTAATGTTTAAAAAAGAAAAGATTAAACCTGAGAACTCTTTGTTGCAACCGCACAAACAGACCACGCTTGAAAAGAACGAAGATAAGCGTATGAAGCGTAAAGCGGAGTTATCTAAGCACTTTAACCAATTTGTTAAACAGATGGCATAAACTTAGTTTTAGTATTAGAATTTACCCTAACTAAATCAATCACTTGAGGTAGTATGGAAATCAAAGAAGTCGAAGTATCGGCACTAATCCCTTATGCCAAAAATTCACGCACCCACGATGATGCTCAGGTCGCACAAATTGCCGCCAGTATCAAAGAATTTGGGTGGACTAACCCCATATTGGTTGATGGCACAAAAGGCGTTATAGCTGGTCATGGAAGGCTCTTAGCCGCAAGAAAGTTGGGTATGGCTAAAGTACCTACGATTGAGCTTAAAGACATGACAGAAGCCCAAAAAAAGGCTTATGTGATTGCTGATAATAAATTGGCATTAAACGCTGGGTGGGATACAAACTTTCTGTCGCTAGAGCTACAAGAGCTAAAAGACCAAGACTTTGACCTAACGCTACTTGGCTTTGATGATAAAGAACTAGACGCTTTACTAGCCCCCGAAACAACTGAAGGGCTAACCGATGAAGATAGCGTACCTGACACGCCAATCGAGCCTAAAACCAAGCTAGGCGATATATATATTCTTGAAAATCATAGACTTATGTGCGGTGATAGCACAAGCATTGATGCTGTAGAAAAGTTAATGGATGGCAATAGCGTTGATTTAATCTTTACAGACCCACCATACAATGTGGCGTTTAATGGGCGTAGTGGTAAACATGATGTAATTAAAAATGATGACCTGCCTGAACATGAGTTTGAAAACTTTATATTGGAAGTATGTAGCGTAATTAAGGTGCTTGACCCAAAAGCCTACTATGTGTGGTGTAACTGGAACTTTTATGGTTTGTTGCAACGCAACCTAAAGTTTAAGACCTGCATAGTTTGGGCTAAAAATGTATTTGGTATGGGGCAGGGCTATAGGCATCAACATGAGTTTTGTTTGTTTAACGGCAAAATTGATGAAGTAATTAAAAATGAATCTGACTTGTGGGAAGTAAAAAAAGACCACAATTATGTGCATCCCACGCAAAAACCAGTTGCTTTGTCTGTAAGGGCATTTGGTAACCACATTAAATTGCTAAATGTATTGGACTTATTTGGTGGCTCAGGCTCAACTTTAATAGGTGCAGAGCAAACTGGTCGTAAGGCTTTTGTAATGGAATTAGACCCCAAATACTGCGATGTAATAGTCAAGCGTTGGGAAGACTTTACAGGCAAAAAAGCTATTTTAGCGGAGTTATAAAAATGGCAGAAAAAGGCAGACCCCCACATAAACCAACAAAAGACACCCAAGAACAGGTTAAACGCTTATCTGCATTGGGTTGCCCCCATGAGGACATAGCTACAAGGCTAAAGATTAGTGCTGATACTTTGGTCAAATATTACAAGGAAGAATTAGACGAAGGGCGTATAGACGCTAACGCTGCTATTGCTGGCACATTGTTTAGTCAAGCCAAGAAAGGTAATACGGCTGCGGCTATTTTTTGGTTAAAGACTAGGGCTAGATGGAAAGAAACCCAAGTCAACGAGGTCACAGGCCAAGATGGTGGCGATATAAAGATTTCTTGGGCAGATGCCTAACATAAAGCTAAAGTACCGCCCTAGACCTATATTTGCTGACTTCCATGAGCGTAAGCAACGATGGTCTATTGTTATTGCCCACCGCAGGGCAGGTAAAACTGTAGCCTGTATTAATGACCTTATCATTAAGGCTGGATTGGAAAACAAACCCAATGGTAGATATGCCTATATTGCCCCGTATCATAGCCAAGCCAAATCTATTGCTTGGGATTACTTGCTTAGGTTTAGTGAGCCTTTGTATCGTAGGCATAACCAATCAGAACTGTGGGTTGAGCTTATCAACGGGTCAAGAATTCGTCTATTTGGTGCAGACAATCCTGACGCATTACGGGGTATGTACCTAGACGGGGTAATCCTAGACGAGTACGCTGATATGAAGCCTAGCGTATGGGGTGCTGTACTGAGGCCGTTATTATCTGACCGCATGGGTTGGGCAGTTTTTATTGGAACACCTAAGGGCCATAACGCCTTTTATGATATATACCAAACCGCAGAAATAAACAAAGCGGATTGGTTTAGTAAGGTTTTAAGGGCTAGTAAAACGAAGATATTGCCACAGGCTGAATTGGATGATGCCCTTAAATCAATGAGCATTGACCAGTTTCAACAAGAGTTTGAATGTTCGTTTGAAGCTGCCATACTGGGTGCTATATACGGCACGGAGATGCGTTTATTGACCGATGCTGGGCGTATTACCAAAGTCGAGTGCGACCCTATGTTTCCTGTACATACAGCATGGGATTTGGGCTACAACGATGCTACGGCTATTTGGTGGTTTCAGGTGGTACATGGCGAGATTCGTGTATTGGATTACCACGAAGCACATGGTCAACCGATTGTGTATTATGCCAACCAAATTAAAGAACGACCCTATGAATATGGCACACATTGGCTACCCCATGACGCACGAGCTAAAACTTTAGCAAGCGGTGGTAAGTCGATAATTGAACAATTAATGGATAAATTACCCCTAAAAAGCGGAAATTTGTTTAAAATTGTTCCAAATCTGTCATTACAAGACGGTATTCAAGCTACAAGGATGGCATTAGCTAGGACTTGGTTTGATGCCTTTAAATGTCAAGACGGTATTGAGTGCTTGCGACAGTACCAAAGGGAATACGATGAGGATAAGAAAGTATTTCGAGATAAGCCTAGACATGATTGGACTAGTCATGGAGCGGATGCTTTTAGGATGCTTTCTATTGCTTGGCGAGATGAAACAGAAATTGAAAGACAAAATCAGCCGATTAAAGGCATATTTGTCGGACAGACTGATGTGACCCTTGAGGAAATGTGGAAAAGCACACCAAAAACTAATTACCAAAGGTATTAAGTATGAACGATACGCTAAATAAGACTTACGAAGATTGGTACAACACCATCGCCCAGTATGACAAATCATTTAGGGAATGGGAAGCACGAGTACCCCGTATTATTAAGCGTTACCGTGATGATAGCCGCACCCGTAATAACCCTAATGCTCGTTTTAATATCCTTTGGTCAAATGTTCAGGTTATCAAGCCTGCTATTTTTGCAAGAC